TGGCAGGGGCACTAGGGATTGAACCTAGGCTAACAGAGTCAAAGTCTGTTGTGCTACCATTACACCATGCCCCAATAAATTATTAACGCACTATTTCTAATGCGTGTATTAAAGCACTCTACATGGGTGCGTACCCACTTGTCACCTTTCGGATAGAGAATGCTTTAATACGCTATAATTTTTTGTCTCACAAAAGAGACTCCATCCTATAGGCCGCCCATTCGCCCATGTTTAAAGTGCAGGCTAGGATCTCGTTTCCTATAACACACTATCTTCTTAACTAACCCATACTATAACAGAGTATCCATTTACTGTCAAACTCTGCTATGTTGTTTTTATACAACACAAAAACAAAAACCCCTGAGTACTTTCGTAGCCCAGGGGTTGAATAAATTTGTTATGATGTAACTAGTTATTCCTCTCCCCGGGCACCTCTTTGGTTATCATTGCCGCGAATACTTGTAGGATATGATGCCGCAAAGGTCGCTAAGGCCTCTATAGACCATAGCCCCGTATGTTTCGGCATGTAACAAGTTTTATTCATCATAGTCTTTTATTTAGTCCTGGTTTAAAATAACAGCAAATAACATAGTGTTTTTACTGTTTATGTGTCTATTGTATAGTAGTTTTGAATAGAAGTCAACCTTCTGTTTACCCAAAGATTTTAGATATATCATACCAAGCTAAATATGTATCTATGTATCATTGTTTACTATTTAATCTTCACAAACCACACACCGATAATTCTTGGGCAAGAACATCAGGCGTACATCGAATAGCCAATCACCTGAGAGAGCAAGGATGGAATGCTGAAGTTATTGACTTTGCCATAGCATGGAGTTTTTCTCAATTAGAAGAATTGGCCAAGTCTAGAATAACATCAAATACTAAATTTATTGGATTTTCACATATGTTTCAAATGGGGAAATCACTTAAGAATTGGCCGGCGTCTATAGAAAAATTTTGTGCCTATATTAAACAAACCTATCCTGACATAGTTATAATAACCGGATCGCAACATAATCCCAATTTTGTTTCAGACCATGTTGATTATAGTGTAACTGGTTACGGGGAACATGCCCTAGATGCGCTACTAAAATATAAATTCAGCAATGGACCACGACCTAAATTCAATTTAATAAAAGGATTAGCCGGGCAAAAATTGATTCATGCTTTAGAAAGCTATCCGGCTCACCCAATGCGTGAACCTACATTAATTTATGAAGATAGAGATTTCATTTTCCCCGGTGAATGGAGCACCATAGAGTTTAGTCGTGGATGTAAATTTTCTTGCTCTTTTTGTAATTTTCCTGTACTAGGAGTTAAGGGAGATTATACAAGGACTGCTGAAGGTTTTAGAAATCATATAATGACCAATTATGACAGATTTGGGATAGAAAATTATATGGTGTCTGACGAGACCTTTAATGATAGTACCGAAAAGATTACTAAGTTTGCTGATGTTGTTGAGACTTTACCTTGGAAACCATATTTTACGGGCTTTCTAAGAGCCGATTTGTTAGTAAGCCGACCCAAAGATAAAGAAGAATTATTGCGTATGGGGTTTCTGGGACATTTCTATGGAATAGAAAGTTTCAATCATGCTACTGGAAAGATAATAGGAAAGGGTATGGATCCAAGTAGGTTACAACAAGGATTGATTGATGTTAAAAAATACTTACTAGAGAACAGCAATAACACATATAGAGGAATGATTAGTATAATATATGGATTACCCTTAGAAACAAAAGAATCACTGTTTCAAACTGAAGAATGGCTTTTGGCAAACTGGAGAGACCAAAGCCTGATATCTTGGGGTCTTGACCTTACTGATAATGATATGGGTGCTAGTCATTCAAAACTTTCATTGAACTATTCAAAATACGGATACAAAAAAATAGAAGGACCTTATGATTTCAAAAGGTACAATCAATCATTTTATAGTACGCCAGGCAATGTAACTATCACAGAAGATGACAACGACGCCAATGATGATGTTATTAATTGGAAAAATGAAAACATGGATCTTACATACGCAATGGATAGAGCAAAAATTATTAAAAACAAATTTCCATTAAATGGTGGATTTCAAATAGGAAATTTACTTGTAAATAAAAATACTAACAAATCAGCAACTATAGAAGAACGACTTTCTATTACTAGTACTCAAACCGGCTGGGAGTATACTGACTTTACTAAATTTATATCTAATTACATTGATAAAAAACTAAGTTTGTAAAGTTGTTTCAATTCTAGTTCTAATTTTTTTAAGTTCATCATATATTTTTGAACCTAATTTTTCACTAGTAATTCTATGATGATGGAATGGGCCTGCTCCATTTGGATGTAACGGGTCCATCCAGATATCACGCTGATCCAAAGTAACAAATGGTATCGTTGTTCTATAGTGAGTTTTAAATCCCTTTGTTCCCAAATTAGCTAATCTTCGTATATGCTTAATATCGGTTGGATCAACCATAATTTTTGTTGGTTTATAAAAAGGAATCCATTCAGTACGAGGTTGTAGTGTAGGCAGTTTTACTATGTTTTCAGTATCTGTATACGAAAACTCTGTCAGCAATGTGTCTACTAGTATACATCTATCTCCAAATATAGCAATTAATTCTTTAGTGAATTGCTTAAACAAATCAATGTTTTGTCCTATCACTTCTGCTTGGTCAAAGCAACGATGATGCTGAGTTTTAATTAATTCATCTGCTAACCAACTAAACGGTGAATTTGTATTTTTTAACAACTTAATCATTGGAGGAACAATAGTGAATGCTTCATTGCTAGTGACATACTTTGTATATAGTTCTGCGCTAAAGTTACATACTAATATATCATTTGGGCCTGCGTTTTCTTGATAAAATTTTAAATAAGGAAATTTTACAATTTCATGGTATATCCAATAATGATCTACCAACGGTGGTTTGTGTCTGATAGAATACATTGTATCAAAAACTCTATTAGCGATTGAATTTGGAGGGGTGTATAATGACAATAAACTAGGAGAACGAATTGGTAATTTACCTTTGGACAAATCTAAATCGTACGGTCTATCGTTGTAGTAGTATTTGTCTATATTAAATTCACGTCGGATGGGTGATATGTCAACCGCATCCCACACATCACATGAACCAAAAACAAAAATTTTAGATTTAGGGGGAAGGTTAGTAGGTAGTTCCATAGTAGAGTATTTATACAGTAATACTTGAGGGAATAAATAGCTTGAGGGAAAATCAATGTATAAAGTTACTATAACACATACTAGAATGGACGTGTCTACCCCGTTCTTTTGGGAAACTGATTTAGCTAACCATGAAGAAATACATAATATTGTGACTGATATTTGGAACGGAGCAGTACAATTAATCCCTGCTGATCCATTAGAAAGAAATTATTCAAATGACGGGTTAGTATCTACTAGAATACAAATATTTGAAAATATGTATACTTACTACGATTGTAAAAAAATAATAAATAATCATCCTAAATTACTTGGATATTGGAAATTTAGGAATGATTATAATTACGAAAATAACATATTCAAAAATATCACTGAGGAGGAGATTTAAGTTCTACAACCTTTTCTCTGCTTGCTTCTGATAATCGTTGTCTAGTAATATCTGTCACTGAACCAGTTAATTGTAACATAGGCCTATCCCACCATCCCATATTACATGATGAGTGTGGCATATTTTTCCAATCCCATGTAATACAATCACCTGCTTTCCATTGTGTCCAGGCTGCGTTACCTAATTGAAATACCTGACCAAGTTGCCAGTCAGCTAACATAATAGCAAAGCGGCGAAACTCTACTTCAGTTGACATATTTAAGTTATCTAAATGAGTATGTATCATTTGACCAGTTCTCTGATTATGAAACTTTAATGCGCTATTCTCCATGCCCAGGTAGTCATTTATTTTTCTAAATTCAGTAACATGTGTTGCTAACAATCTATCAAATATCATTTGATCAGGATTAGCGCCTGCTCTTACTAAATCTTGTTGTTCAGCATTGAATTCGTATGGAGCATCTGTTTTGCTCATAACTTGAGTGCTCCATGAACTTGGTTTGGATAACGGTATACAATATTCGATAGCTTGAGTAAAATCTAAATTAAAATTACATACGAATGTGTAACTATCAGTGCCGGGCTCAGGCATGCGGGCAGTGTCAAAATGCCAATTACTTCTTTTTTTAGTATAATCCCAGCGGCTGTCTTTCCAGTCTTTTCTGGATTTCCAATCATGTGAATCTACTATAAATGACATATATTAAAGTTTGTTAATACTATTTATAATAGTTTTTAATGACTCATCTCCGGGAGTAATGGGCACAGACCATTCATTCTTAAAATCATTCAATACAGTTGGATCTGATAGATATTGTTTAGTTATTGTTTTCCAATATTCAACAATTTCTGTTTTAGTATTTTTAGGAAAAACAATACAATATCCACTAATGTCTATCCATTTGTTGTATTTCTTACTCATTGCCGGAACGTTGTACTGTGCCAATCCTAATGTAGTTCCTAATACTTTTAACTTACCGGAAGCAATATGTTCTCTAACTGTAGCGACCGGTAACATTGCGGCATTAATATGATCGCCTAACAAATCATTGACAATTGGACTAGCACCCTTATAAGGAACTAATATCTGTGGATTCTTAGGGTTTATATTACTCAATAATTGATCTATCTGTAATTTATGAGCCGGGGTACCTATACCAAATGACAGTACGGCGTCACCTCTTAATTTGTTCACTAAGTCATCAAAGTCATTGATATTAGTATTTTTGCTAACAACTATTACTTCATCATATCTACGGGTAGCAGATACATAATCAAATTCAAATTTGTTATTTTTTACTACTGATGCTAAACCGGCTATACTAGTAAATCCAATTACAGTACCGTCTTTGGGAGCAGTATTCAGATACTGACTTCCAATCAATGAATCTGCTCCGGCTTTATAATCAAATGCTATATCAATATCAAAATTAGTTTTTACATATTTTTGATAGTGCCGCATTGATTGATCCAAACCTCCGCCAGGGGGAAAGGTTACAACTGCGGTTATGGACGAGGTTGCATTAATTAACGTAGAGAATAAAAATAAAATAACAAAAAGTAAGTGTTTCATAGATTTATTTAATTACTCATCCAGTGTTCTAAAATAAAATACACTGGACGTCATAGTTTTGAATCCTGAAATACCGTCGGATGAGACAATTTTAAACTCATCGGTAATCATATCCGTTCTTAACTTGACATTATCTATATAGATATTTTTTACAGTTTCAAATTCTGAATTTTCAAAGAACCAAAACCACTTGTCTGTTCTATTTGCTTTTGTTGGTTTGTCAGCTTGAAATCTGTTATCCCAGGTATCATAACAAACAGCCTTTGTCACATCATTTTGAAATTGGTTAATCATTCCATTACTAGCTGTGTTATTACTTCTCCACAAATAGTTTCGTTTATACTTGTTAATGTTGTAGTACTCGCTTGCTTGATATGCCATTTCAAAAGTAAGCAATGGTAGATCAGGTGCCCAATAAAAGCATTCAGCATTCTCTGGATCTAGTACGCCGGGCACAACAGGTGATATAGCTAAATCTGAAAAGAACATCCCAACTCTATTGTTATCACCCAACGCTAACAATGGTTTATCTATACCATATATGTGACCAGTTGTTATACTTTTATCTGCTAATATAAGGTCGCTGTCACTAATGCTTGCTGTTTGTAGCATTGCGCCCGAACGTATATGCTCTATCTTATCAAACAATGATTCAATGTCAATTGATTCTACTTTGCCGACAAAATCCTTTATAGTAATTTTAATATTAGTATGAATTCTACTGACCCAATCTAATGTTGGTTTGACTGAGTAATCCCATTCGCTCCAATAGTTTAGTGCTGACCTATCAACGTTGTTTGGAGTATAAAGATTACCATCCATTAATACTTTAGGCCACTTGACACATATCTCATCAAGTTTAATATTGTTGTTTAAGAATGTCATAAGGATGTTATGACTATCGGCACCCCCTGAGTAGTTTAATATCAAATATTGATAACTATCTCTTAATTGTTGGGCACGTTCTTTATACAACATAGATAATGGAACTTTGCCTAGTAGTGTTTTATCAAAGTTTTCCCATATTTGATCATGGTAAACAAACTTAACTTTTAAGTTATTTTTAGATGCGTGTAGCATAGCATCAAATTTACGATTAAAAACAGTATCTCCTGCTTTCCATTGTCCATATTTTTTATACATATTATAGTAGATTTATAAAGCTATTTTTAGTTAATGATTCTTTTACAGTTTCAAAGCTAGGACATTTGTCAAATTTGGTTTGAATTATTATTCTAGGACTAGTGCCGTTGCATTTAAAACTGTGATACACATCGGTGTTTACGATATACACATCACCCTCGGAATTATGTAGTTCTTCAATATATTCTACACCTTCAAAGTCTACAATGTCAACGTTTCTGGACTGGGACTCTCCGTCATTTTTTGCTACTACATTACCCATAGTGTTAATTGTATCCTCATCATACCATCTAACCCAATCGCCCGGGTTACAGCTAACCGCAATATTCAATGCTGATTTGCAATTCATTCCATCTTTGTGAATTCTCATTCCTGTACCGGGCGCCACCACAAATGCCTTTTGTATTGGTCTGGCTTTTTCCGCCCACCATTGTATTTTTAAGTCAGTATTGTTAAAAATTTTCAAAAATTCAGCATGTAAGTAATCATCAAAATGAACCCATTGATAACTATTAGTTATATGTCTTACATTTGGATTATCTTTTTGATTTCGCTGTGAGATTTCAATTTTGAAGAAAGAAATAATATCAGCAGGAAGTTTTCCTAAAAAATGATAATTATTGCTCATGGGGAACCCGATCTAATAAACTATTTAGTGATTTTTCAATTCTTAGTAAAAAATGATAAATAGTATTAGAGGAGTACTACCATGGATGATATACAAAAAGAAGTGATTAGATTAAATATGTTAATAGTGGGTAATGTAAAGACACAAAATGTAGAAGTCCCGACCGCTGTCACATATGATCGAATTACTAAATGGCCGGCAATAAATAATCCTATCCAAACTATTTTACACATACAAGGAACGCTGAGTTATAACAATTTTGTAGTAGATGACACAGTTTATCAAGAATTAGTTGGATTGAACAATAAATTAATCAGACAAGCAAATCAAGTTTTTAAAGATACCTCGCCTGAAGAATTATATGATGCTAATTATCCTGCTATAAAAGAAGGCATTGATCTTATAATTCAGCTACGTGACTATTTTGCTGCTAATAACTTATTAACATCATACGCCGGGTAAAATTTGTATAAACAGACAATAATACACACTAGATTAACCTCTGATACTCCGTTTTTTTGGGAAGTTGAACATTTGGGCATGCCAAAACATGCTGTTATCAACAAAAAAATAAAAGAAATTTGGGGCAACGATGTTGAGTGTTTAGAAAGAATTTATTCAGATGATGGACTAACAGCCACAATAGTACATATTTGTGCTAGTAAAGAGTTGTATTATCAACACAAAAAAACTATGAATGACATCATATGTGAGTTGGGGTGGTGGGAATTTAGGAACAAATATAATAAGGATAGAAACATAATTCGACAAATAGTTGAAGAAGATTTATCATAAATAGTTAAAAGGAAATAGAAAATGTACAAAGTAACAGTAGTTAATACTCGCCCTAATGCGGATATCCCGTTCATTTGGGAAACCAATTTAATAGATTATCCGTCAATAAATGATGCGCTACACGCAGGATTTGGGGATGACGTAACCTTTGACACAAAGGTATATTCTGATGATAGACTAGTAGCTACACAGACCTTTTTATCACCTAGCATGGAAATTTATTATCAAGCAAAGGGTAGAGTAGCAGTTGACAAGTTATTGATTAACTTTTGGATTGTGAGAGATAACTATAATTTTGATAACAATATATTTCGTCAATCCACTGAAGAAGAAATCTAAACAAAGTTAAAAGTTAACCGTTTTAACACACGGCCAGACTCACCAGCAGTACTTGAATCAACTACTGCTGTCCTTTTGTGTACATTGAACCAGTTATCATATACAATAATATCCCCTTCTTCCCAATGATGATCATACAACGTATTGCTCTTGCGTTCTATTAAATCATACACTTTATTAATAAATTCAGAAGTTTGCTCCCCGTCTAATTGAATTCCACGTTGTTCAATGTGATGTATCCAAGCAAATGTTTTGGGAGTTCTAAACATACAATTAACAGTGGGGGACTGTTTAAGTGTTTTGGGATTAGTTTTTAAAAATGGCAAGCGTTCAAGTCTAGTATTTGGTCTATACATATCATGCATCCAAACCCAACAATCATTATAACTAACACGTTCTTCTTCGTTAAATAAATCCCATCCCAATTCTAAATTCAACCAAGATGTAACCCCTGACCCGTCGGTTGTGTTGTTATACATATACAATAATCGACCCGGGTAGCTAGTTGGACCTATATGCGCCATGTCAGCATGATAATCCATATGACGATCACCAAAGAAGTTATTAGTACTCTTGAAGTGACTAACTGGTTTGTCAGTAGTTCTATCTGCTAATGTCCTGTCAAACCCGTTACTAACTTCAGGTCTACTATAATCGTTTTGGCCCCACACTCTACCAAATTTTTGACCCAAATCATAAAATTCATCATCATTAAGTTTTTTATTTAAATTTTTTATGAGAATTAAATTTCTAGATAATACAAGTTGTTGCCACCAATCAGATGATTGATACATAGCTTCTTCATAGGTTACTCTTACTGTAGTTCCCCATTCAGGATATATAGGTAATAGTTCCATTAATTTTTCAAGAAAGGCAAAAAGAGTTTACAAGGATCATATTCCCACCACTTGCCACTGATGCTTGAGCCAAAGTCAAAAGACTTGGGATCGTAATGATGATTGTTATGCCAACCTTGACCCCATGCTAAGTAGGCTAAAAGTATGTTGTTATGTGAGTTATCTTTAGTTTCAAAATTTCTATAGCCAATTTTTAATTTCATATGACCAACTACATTAATTAAGTTTTCTTGTGATAAACAGATAGCAGTTACCAAAAAGAAACCGGTGAGAGCAAGTTGCCAATTAAACAAGGCAACTAGCAGCGGCACTCCCCATAATATTCTTTGTTGATACTGGTGAAACCAGACATGATTTGACTTACGCATTAAGTCTACAGCATACTTGGGATTTACCATTGGATTTTCCTCAGTCATATGACAAAACCAACCAGCAAACGCATGCCATATTCCATGTAACGGACTATGTAAATCTCGTTCGGTGTCTGCGTGAGAATGGTGATAGCCGCGATGTATAGCAGTCCAAAAGATGCTACTACCTTGTCCTGCAAATACTGCTAAAAACAATATTATATTTTCTTTCCAAGTAGGAAGAGTGTGTGTTTTATGACTGATAACTCTATGATATCCTACCGCGATACCCAGGCCACCAACTAGCACCCACATAATAAATGTCGCTATCAGATAGTATGCTGGAATAATTCCCGCAATCAGCAACCCAATCGTTATCAAACCCAAAAGGGTCATGGGTACAAAACTAAACCAAAAGGCTCGTGAAATATTTTTTAACATAATTATCCAATCATATAATTTTATTTATCTGATAAACTTACAACATATTGTTTTGTGTAATTGATAATCTTTGGTCCAATTGGTTTGAATTTTCTATATATGTCAGGCCAATCATTAAACAACCCACCTCGTTTTCCCTGATCTACTCGTTCAAACCACTTATACATCCCCAAATTATATTCATTAAAAGAAATCCAGACATTCTTATAATGAGTAACTTCTTCTAACGCAGCAGGTAATATGTGTGTAGCAATATAGTATTTAACCCTATGTTTTGGTAAAATATACATCCTAGTTAGCATTAGCGCAGTCTCGGGTTCTAGTTGGTATTCATTCCAACCAGCACTACATACGTAATTCCCATCTTCTTCAATTACGTAATACTTACCTTTCCCTTCTTTGTATCTTCCGTTCCCCAATATATGAAATAAATTGCCCGGGTCATTGGCATGATCCGGATGATAATTTAGAATATTGGATTCAGTATCAACCGTAGCCAGTCCCTTCTTAAGTAAATCAATTACGTAAGTGTTGGACAAATCATGTATTGTGTGTAAAATTATCATTAATTCCTCGATGTTCCTGTTTTAACAAATAGCACCTAACGATAGAATCAAATTCTGATAGATTCCTATTGAATAATAATTCCCAATAATTTGTAAAATTACATTTAGTTTTGCTTGGTACAAATATTTCATCTACGAAAAAATATCTATCATTAATATAGCTATTCCAATCTGAGTTTTGAGTGCGTAATACATAAAACTTTAATCTATTATTGTATTCGTTTTGTTTAATTATTTCTGCTAGTATATCCTCATCAAAATTATGAGAGGTTATGTACCAAGACAAATCCTCATCACTTATATAATATGACATAAATGATTTTAATTCTTCATTTTTTATCAACCCATACGAATGAAAATTATTTAGGTCGCTCAAGTAGGTGCTGGAAAAGATTTCATAGTGCGCCGCATTGTCAAATAACTTTTTGACCAATGGTTTATGAGATGGTAATAGTTTAATTATCATTATACAATTGCCTTTTTAATTCATCTATATATAAACCGTCCAAACTATGTTCCAATCTTTTCACATGACTATTTTGTAACTTACGATAAGCCTCCAAGTTCATTCCCATTAAATGCTCATATCCATGTGTCTTTGTCTTTTCTAATAAAGTTGGCATTAACTTGTTTAATACTTGATTTTTTGTACTTATACTTGATAACTTATAAGGTAACTTGTTATCAATCAAATCTTGTATAATCGGTTCATCTAAGTAGTATGCTATCATTTCCGGAGTATACGAAAACCATTCATTTACTAATGGTATGTTATATTTTAAACTAAATCGCATAGCACTCGCATCTTCGTTTTCTCTAAAACAATAATACCATTTAGAATTTGTTTGTCGTAATAACATTTCTCCGCCCATAATAGCAGGCGCTTGTAATTTCAAAATAGTATGATATACAGTAAGATATGCTAATTGTCTACAATGAATGTTTGAGGCAAATTCATATGCCTGGCCGCTTTTATAGAAGTCAACTACATCAAAATCAATTACTTCTAACGCAAGATCCAGTTCTGTTGATATACGCTTTGCTAGAAGTAAATCACCAAGATTATAATCATTTGCAAACTTAATGAAAACAATTCTAGGTTTAACTCCGATATGAGTAAACGCACGTAATACAATTTCACTATCAGTTCCACCACTGAACAATACTAACAAATCTTTGCCAAACTCTTTATAGATTAAGTTGGCGGTGCGATATTGTTCTTGTAGCCAACTACTAGTTTTATAGTAATCGGTATCTATATTACCCACTTTTACTTTAAATTTATCATAACAAGTTTGTCTATACCCATACTGAGTATCATTTATGGTATAGCTTAAATGATTGTTGCGGGTAAAATTCATATGTTATTATTTATTTAATAAATAGTTGATGACTACAAAAGCAGTATGGTATCACAAACGGGCTAATCTTGATCCGGAATTAGTATCTCGGATCACAAAAGAATTACAAGACGCAATTCCAATAATTTATCCAGAATTTGCCTTTAACAAATATTTAGTTAGGGGCAACTTTCACGATAAGATAGATCAGGACTTATTCAAAGAGTTATTGCCTTCAATGGCAGTAGCTTTAAAACAAATAGGTATCTACGATATGTGGCATCGTACTGGACTTGTATCTGCGACTTCTTATCAACCTGTAAAAATTCATCGGGACGATATTGAAGGAAGTGTTAATCCAAAAACAATCGCTTTAAATTTCCCAATATATAACTGTGAAGAATCTATTACTTCATTTTATGAAATAAAAGAAGGTGTTGAAATCATAGAGACGCAAGAACGTGAAATCTCTAGTGGAAAGCCTTGGACTAAAATAGCTGACTCGTGTTTAGAAGAAGTAGATTCTGTAGTAATCTCCGAACCTACATGGCTAAGAGTTAACAAATATCACGGTGTAAAATTAAAGATGGAAAAGACAACTAGGATAGCGGCCTCTTTGCGCTTTAGACCAGAACCACTTGATTATGTAGATTCATTGTGAATCTAATTTAGTCTGTATCAAATCTTTTATATGGTTAGTAATACAGATTTTATTGTTATTTTTATCAAACGCCCACATCCAGATATCAGCAGGTCGTAAATCATTTGCCAAACAATATTCTAATTGATATTTTTTTGCATGTTCAGTAATATATGTTGGCTTAAAATTAGGTAGTATAACTTTAGCTGCTTCTACCGCTAAAGTATTAAAATAGCTAAATCTGTACATTGTACTTATAGGTCTAGTTAACGTTTCTGCTAGATTATCACCAAACACTATTCCGGCTCTAATACCTGCTAACTTGAAGTTTTTACTTAAGCTAAACGCCACAGCATCAAATACTGGATCGCTTGTATCCAATGTATCAAGTGTACTTCCATAAAACGCACAGTCTAAAAATATTTTAGTATTAACGTTTTTACAATGTGATATCAATGAATTGAACCATGGAGTTATTCCACCCTCATGATTAGGCTGACTAACTATAACATAACTGTTAGGTTTTATACTTGTGATTTCAGAAGGGTTTATAAATTTATAATTATATGGTCTTAGTATTACATTATAAAACGCATAATCAGTAGTGAAAGCATAGAAGGTATCTACTTTTTTATTTTTATATGCTATTTGATTGATTAACGCATCGTGTATGCCATTTGTAATAGCCCAATCATTTTTGTTTTCGCATCCGGCAAATGGCTTTATCCAATCAACCCATAATTGCCTATACTCTTTTATATCTTCATCATCACCTTTATTTTTTATTTTCATCTCACTAAGTTTATTCATAACTTGAGTGGGACAAAAGCTATAGACATGTGGCATTTTAACTTACTACTCCACCAACTAGATGTAACCGCGGCATTGAAGAACAGTTCATTGCTGTATGAATTTCTCTAGTGTCAGCCCAATAAACTGATCCTATATCCAGGTTATGTATAGTTCCCTGTTTAAAAACAAGATAGCAATCATCGTTAGTTATTATTGGTATATGAATCCTAGGTGAAGTATCTCTGTGCATACTATAACAACTATTGGGACCCATCCACATAAATCTAGTGCGAATCAATTTGTATTTGTTAATTATTTCTTCAAATATTGTTCCCACAAATAAAGGATTTAATTCACAATAACTTTTTTCTGAGCCATTCTGTTTTCCAGTAGATCCTGTCCACATGTCATCACCAATCCGATATTGTAAACCGGCTTGTTTTTTTGAAGCCACTTCTAGCCAGGTGATATCATTTTCAAGACTTTTATACTGAGACAGTACTAACTCACTATCAATTGAATCGATTATGTTTATCATATATCAAAATACCAAATAGTAGATTCATAGTCTACGTAGCGAGTAGTTTTAACCCTCTGATTTAATACAGTTTGTAAATATTTAACATTCATATATACGTCAGGAAAGCGATTTAAGTCGTTCATATTAAAATCATGCCCTACTAATCTACCGCCGGGTTTAATTTTAGGTAACCAATAATCTAACCATACTCTGTCAGATGGATTTGTGTGAGCCGCATCTAAAAACAAGAAATCAATTGGTTCGTTCCAATCAGGAATATCAGCTGGGTTAACTGCTCGTATAGTTGTAATATTTTTACAGTCTTTTGTGTTTTTTAAAAATACATCAAGTGAACATTTTGTTCCTACGTCAGGCAATCCATTAAAGTTAGTATCTACTGCTGCTAATCTGAGTTTTGACTTATAGACAGCAACTGATCTAGTACATTCCCAGTCGTTCCACGCATCCATACAATATAGTTTGCCCAATGGAATAGAATTACTTATTTCCCAACTGCTTCGACCCAAAAATGATCCTATTTCTACTCCTACACAACTTTCTGTATTGTATTTAGAAAACAATTCTCGCAAAACACCACACTCCTGGTGCGTCATAAAACCTGGTATATTATTCATAATATTATTTAGTACCTATAATCATGTATCTAGTGAAACTAAACTTTGGGTATGAAAAATCTTTAGATCCAGCATAACTGTATTCACTTAATGGATAGTAATTTATAAAACTTTCAAGCGAATCAGTGTGAACAGTATGCTCATCTTCATGTATCATATTGTTTCCCTGTATAATTACTCTCATCCCGGAAGGAAGATTATTAAACCAATCCATTGTCTCAAAGTGTTCTGATGCGGTATTAATAATTAAATCACAATTACCTTTTAAAGGAAAGATAGGCTTAGCACAATCTTCAGTAAATGCTCTAAATCTTTTTTGAAATTTCCAGGCTTCATTAATCATATTTGCAATATGTTCGCAACTAGGATCTAAATCAAAACTTTCAATTTGATTAACTTTGAACTTTCCTCGACTTAACAATAAAAATGCCGTTATAGCGTACCACCCAGCATATATGTGAGTGGTATCACTATACCAATTTAAATTTTCTAATTCTTCGCATAGCCAAATTTTACTTTCAACTTGACTATGCGTGAAGGCATCATTGTTGAATGCTATCATAAATTAGTAAATTAAATAGCTATCTTACCAATACTGTTAACGATAGAAGCAATTTTTGCGATGCTGCTTACTTCAGTGAAGGTCATACCTTCTTTCATTACCAATTCATCAGCATAGAATTTAATACTACGGTTACATTTGCCTACAATGCTTGCGGCTAAAGCATACATATAGAATTTCTTTTTTGAAACACCAAATGTACTATTGATACTAGTAAAAGCATCATCTTTAATATCATGTATTTCAGCAAAGGTGTACCAAGTATTATTTCTACCCATCAACGCTGCTGCTGCTTTGGTTGCTTCACGTTCAGCATCATGCATAAATAATGGACTATTCATTTCTATTTCGAATGCCAATCCGCCATTGCTTGCTGCGATAGCTGCTGAGTAAGCGCACCCATGTGCATCAACTTTTTCTAATCCGTGATTTGCCATGATATCCAAAAGATTATTTTTGATATCTTCGGCATGTTCCGGGATACTTTCTTTAACAGACTCTAACCAGTTGCCGTTAACAGTTATTGGGTTTGGCATCATAGTGTCATTTCCTCATAATCTTCTTTACCACAGCCGCACTCAGGGCAAACGTGGTCGTCAGAAAGTTGTTCCCATTTACCTTCAATTGTTTCATCGTGGACATGGCCACAAACTACGCATACGTGTTCCATTATAGTTCTCCTAATTTTTGTTGATAAGCAGCGGCGTGACGTTTTTCTACTTTAGTCAATGCTGCAAAACGTTTTTCTGCCTTAGCCAATACTGCTTTGAATTCTTCAGCATGTTCAATTGACTCATCGATTTGTTCTTGGAACTCTTGAACTGCTGTATGACCTTCCTGTGCGGCTTGCTCTTTAAATGCTGGATACATTGTGGTAAACTCATATGTTTCACCTTCAATTGCTTTTTCCAAACATTCTTTGGTAGTTGGCTTGCCAATTAGTAATTCTAAATGACCCCAAGCGTGTAGCAATTCTTGATCCGCAGTATGCTCAAAATGTTTAGCAATATCTTCATGCCCCTCTTCACGGGCAATCTTTGCAAAATAACGATATTTGATATGTGCTTGACTTTCTCCTGCTAAAGCACTTTCTAAGTTTTTAATTGTAATAGACATGATTTCTCCTTGTGTGTAAAAGTCTCTATGAGTATACTCTACTCATAGATATTTAGCTACGCATTTGGGTCAATCTTCTTTTTACGCAATTTTAGTTGCTCTCTGTACCAAGTTGTTGCAACGTCACGATCTTGTTTAGCAAGTTCTTCTGCTTTTTTATTGCGAATATGTTTAATGACAAATAGTATACCAATTACAATCAATATTAGAAGTAACACTACATTAATCTTCTTTTATATATAACCCGTTACTACGTTTATCTCTAGGATGATCTATGTCTTGATCAAACTTTCGTTCTTTAAGTGTTTTTTCACCGAATACTTTTTCACTATGACATATTAAACATTTTGGATTACCGCAATCTAACGCATGATGTTTTGCTAATCTGTGTGGTTCTTTAATAAATTTTGTATGTCCCATATGCCCCATTTCTTTAACAATTTTCAATTGTTTATGTATGGCATTGTCATCCTTAAGCAAGCGTCTACTATGCTTAAGTTTATCAGCTTCAGTACTCATATTAATGTTTCTTTCTGTAATCTTCTACTGCGGCTTTGATGGCATCTTCGGCGAGGATAGAGCAGTGGATTTTAACTGGGGGGAGGGCGAGGTGTTCGGCGATGGTAGAGTTTTTGAGGGTTGCAGCTTCATCCAATGTTTTACCCTTGACCCACTCTGTGACAAGACTTGAACTAGCAATTGCCGACCCGCACCCATATGTCTTAAATTTTGCATCTGATATTATTCCTGTTACAGGGTCTACTTTAATTTGCAGTTTCATTACGTCACCGCATGCGGGGGCACCGACCATTCCCGTACCCACATCTTCATCTTCTTTACCAAAACTACCTACGTTACGTGGATTTTCGTAGTGGTCAACAACTTGCTGTGAATATGCCATTATTTAGCCTCTTTACTTAACATTAATAAAAATTTTGCTTGGATGTTTTTAGCAAACTGAGGTTGAGGGAAGTTCCATCCGACGAATGCACCTAAAAATAAATATAACAACGTTTCTAACATAATATGTCTCCTGTACAGTATTTAGTCAGTTGAATTATCTTCTATGACAATCCAGCCCAATTTAAACAAATCTTCACGTATCTCATCAGTAACTACACTTTCACTAACATATGCTTTACTTTCAAAAATCTCTCGTCTTTGATGATCGTCCATATTCTGAAATATTTCATCATCAATTGGTTCATCACTCTGTATACCAGTACAGTACCAATCCATGTAGTCACCCTGTTCACGCATATCAGCAACAATTGCCCCGGCATGTCTCCAACTAGCACCCCATTTTTTACCAGCTAATATAGGCCATACATCATTTCTTTGGAACTCATTATTACAAATTGCTGCGTATAAGTGTTGAGCATAGACATTATCACTTTTAGCTTTCTCTATAATCCACTCAGTAGAACGCAAGTCATACTCTAAGTTATCCTTACGCCACTCTGGGTCTTGTGCCCTTAATTTATCCTGAATATCATAATCTTCGTAATGTTGTATACTATTAATAGCATCTTCATTCAATGGATCTTCTGCTAAAGTTTCTTTATACATTTTAGTACGAAACTCATTTCTTGTCGGGCTTCTGTTCATTACTCACCTTCTGCTTGCTATAGAAAATATGATTACCGATTCTTGCTACTTGTTTATAAGGCCATAGTGGATCAATATGTATTGAATGAAAGAATAGTGCTGACTTGGGAACAACATTCTTGTACATATCAAAGACCATTACTTCATACGCAACTCTCATTGCTTGTTTGAATTTTGGATTTGATTTGCTAGGATCACCTTTATCTTCGCAAACCCAACTAAACTGACATACAATATTTTCATTGATTAATGTTTTTTGATAGATAACTTTGCAAGGTGTCTCTGCGAACCCGTGATTGACACGATTCATTACCACTCTGGCGACGGCGGCTTGTCCGGGCATTGCTTCTGCCCCTGCTTCATAATAAATATTTCTTGCCATACATGCTATTTGCTTCATATCAATTTTCTTTAGAATAGGTAAATCAATAGCAATTTGTGTTGGCGAAGGAATAGCCATGATTGTTAAAAACATCATGGTCATTATTATTAACTTATTTTTTAATGATAATAACATAATTTCCTTTCACTGTAGTATACTACAGTTTTGTTGAATAACCAAATCATTTGGTTATTGTACCCAGCAATCACAGTTACACGTAATTACTTCTTCGATTGCTTGAGCAACTGTAAGTGATGCTGGCATTAATGACACAGATGTATATATTGGATTTAGTGTCACTGGAATTAATGCAACGTAGGGCGAACCACCTAAACTACCGGGTACGATAGGGCCGCCACCTAAACTATTTGGTCCGCCACCTGCGCCGGGACCAGAAAAGAAACCACTGGGCGTGGGGTCGCCGCCGGATAATCCACTGCTGCCACCGGATAATCCACTGCTGCCACCGGATAATCCACTGCTGCCACCGGATAATCCACCGCTGCCACCGGATAATCCACCTAATACACTACTTATACCTGCAGTACCTATACCAATATCACCACTCGGTACAGGTAAGTTGCCCGGTGTTCCTATACCTAGTACAGCAGCAACTGTTGGGCTGGGTGCACCAAGTATAGTTGGTTCAGTAGCGGTAGTTTCCGGAGTGTTGGTTATTAAATAATTCTGTGTTTCCGGATCAAAATATCCGTTAGGCTTGGCAGCATCTGGATATGCCGGCGCAGATGCTGTGGGAACAGTCTCGCCGGGCGGAACCCAAGTAAGTTTTCCGTTTGCTACCACTTTAGTTAGTGATTCTATGGGGAATGTATCGGAGATAGTAACGTCTTGCATTATGCCTGCAGTGAGTAATCTCTCTTTGTTTCTCTCTGCTCTCATTCCACCTATTGTACTTTGACCCGAAACTTTACCCATGTCTGAGATAGCTTCTAACGTTTGTACAGCCATGTTTGGTTCTGTTAATTTTGAATACACAGGGATGGTATCTGTAAAACTATATAATATTATTGGCCAAGGATATATATCACCATAAGAAGGTCGTGTTGCCGGTTCGTTGGGTAGAGGTGGACCTTTTAAACCCAAGTTTCTAGCTTTTTGCTCAATAGTTAATTGTGTTCCTATATAGTCCCACATATCATTTAATTCAGTACTTAGGGTGGGATTACTCCCATTGATTGAAACAATCTCAGCATTTGCATCATCTATATATTGTTGTACTATGGAATTCATAGGGCTACCCCAGCCTACTGTCAAATACGGAGAATTTACACCCGTCACATTATGGTCTGTTATTGGAGGATATTCAACTGAAGTGACTGTTGGTACAGATGTAGTATCAGTTCCCGGATTAAGTGTTCCTGGCTTAGCGCCTGTTATTCTCCCATATGTGCCACCACCCTGAGATTGTGCTTCTAAAGGCTCTTGACCAATAGTACATGTAACTGAACCGCCGTTAGAAAAAGTAACTATTGGGCCGGGGGCGCCTTCCCTGAAATAGCCGCCGCCTGGTGCACTAACCCTAATCCCTGTAACATGATAATAAGTCGTATACACCGGCGGTGGTCCAGGATCTGTTTGAACTTGATAGGTAGTGTAGGTAACCACGATTATTGGTGCATCCCAAGTAACTGCTAAAAATAATTGTTGATATATTCGCTTTAGTTTATCGGTCTGTAAATTAGTGATAGTGGGTTGAATTCTTTTTGCCCAAGGATATTTTAATCCAGACATACACCCAAAGAAATCAGAATAAGTATATGTTCCAAATGGTCCACTTCCTAATGCTATCAATTTAAGTCCTGCTATTGCTTCAGGCTTATTAGTTGGTATATTAGTGCCGTTAGTTAAATTTAATCCAGCATTGGTAATTTCTAAAGTAGATGTTACTTGTGCAAATTTCTCAATAGGAACATTTTTTATATTTCTTATTTGTTGCATTGATGCAGAAAATGCCCCTGCTGCAATAGCTAAATCATTTGGCAAAATACCATCAAGATATGATCCAAACCCTTCAGGTAGTACTTGAGCAGCGGCAGATGGCATGCTATTGGCTGTATTTGGTAACGGAGTCCCCGGGGGAATAGTTGTTCCTACTAGTGATTTTATTGCAGGAGATGACAATGATGAATTTAATCCAGAACCAGAAAATATAGGGTAAAATGTTTTACTGTTGGTTGGGCCTGGTGTAGCATTGTAAATAGGCACTGTTAATGTTTGATAACTATTTGGGAATAATTTTTTTACATCAAGCAAATCTGCTATTGTTACAAGACCTTGAGTATTACAGTTGAGAGAAACAAGTATTGCAGCTAAATCTACCCCGGTTAGTATCAAGAAAGCTGCATATATTTTCTGTTGTTGTTCTTTAGTTACATTACTATTAGCTGTTATTTGGTCAATTTCGTTAGGGGACAGTCCAACTGATAGCAATGCAACTGACACTGCCGGAGTCATTGCATTATATTTTTTAAGAGTTGACAACAAGTTAGACGGGTACCCAAATGTAATGATAGTAGATAAATCTAATGACTTTCCTAAATTTATCAAATCTCTACCAAATACTTGTGTAGCTAAACTTACATTGGTTATGTCAGCCGTAGTAAGGTCATTCATATTGCTATAAGTGCCCTCTAAATAATCCAATGAGTTTTGTGATGACATTATAGCACGATTTGAATAATCAATGAATGACCCTGAGGTTATAAATGATCCACAGAAGTCATTGTATTTTCCGCTTAATGCTAATGTATTATTGTAATTAAACTCATTATAACCTTGCCACGGATACAATTTTACGTAACCCCATTGAGTCGCTATTCTAGTAGGTGGGGAGGGAGTCCATTGTACAGCCCAATTTGGACTTTCTATGTGAGTATATGTTTTGGGAGGTCGAGTATTCCCTAATCCAGGTATAGTGTTAGTACCTATATTAATAATATTATAATACACCCCTGAGTTTACCACGCCTCTGGCATAAGCATCATTAATTGAATAGGTTACCCAAAATAAACAAGTACTGCTTATAACTGAACCAAACGTGTAATTAGTAGCGGTAGTGCTATAACCAGCTGCTGCAACGGTAGGTGGATTAAGGCAATAGCCTTTGCCTTGGAGTATTCCACTCGTTACGTTAACGCCTAACGGGGTTTGTTTTCCGGTATCACTCATGGTACAAATATATCAGGACTGCCTTGGACGATACTATGACCGCAAGAGTTGCCTGACCCTATTCTCAACACGGAACTTCCCTCTGCAAATACACTAGGACTACCCTGAATTGTAGTTGGGGCTTCATGCGGAGGATGTGGAGGTCCCCAGGGCGCATGAGAAGTCATTTGACTTACATGTAAACCTACAGGAATGCCATTAGCAAATACCGTGCCGGCGCCGCGTATAATTTGCCCGCCGGTTTGATTTGCATCACCCTTCCTACTCAATGCTGTCATTCATTATCCCATTACAATTTTTTTATCTGGCAATTTAATACCAGTAGTTGCTTCAATATACTTATCCTTGATGTTATCATCCGTATTTGCATAAAAAGCAATCGCACTAGTATTTAGCGTTACATTTCCGCGCTGTTCTGCTGTAAACATGCTGGGAATCATCTGCATACCCTGTTGACTGGGCGCAATGCTCACTGGCTCTGTAATAGTGATATTAGTTTGACCTATTTCTAAAACTTTGGCAATCATTTCTTCGCCGCTGTTTAATTTGAATGTATATACTTTTCCTGTTTCCATTAGACACTTTCTGTTAATTTTTGTTTGAGTTCTGTGAACCCACCCACAAGTTCTCCGTCTAGGAAGATTTGTGGAACTGTTCGGGCATTTGGTACTGCCTCTAATAATTCTTCTTTAGTGTAACCATCACCAATTTTCTTTTCTTCAAACTGTATCCCTTTGCTTGTTAACAATGCTTTCGCTTGGTCACAATAAGGGCAGTGGTACTTACTCCATACTATTGCTTTCATATTATTTCCTTTTATAAACTCGGTAGTTGGTCGTAATCAAGTTGTTCACTCATTACACCCAATACGTAATTGGTTGATTCATTCTCTTGTAGTGCTGTCTGCTTCTTGCTTGTATCACTATGTTTGTTAAACCACGGTATAGGAGTACTCTTTGGGCTGTTGCCCTGATACTTAATACCTATCTCTTTCAATGCCCCTACTGCGGTGTAATCAACAAAGTCTTTCAACACGTTAGCATTCAATCCAATGACCGGGCCCTTGTTAAACAAGTAATCTGCCCAGGCTTTTTCTTCACGTATAACATCAGCATATAACTGATATACTTCACCTTCACATTCTTGCTTGATAGCGGCAAAGCGACTATCATCTTTGATTACTTGATTAATAAGGTAGGCAGTCCAGCCTTTATGTAGAAGTTCATCTTGGAGAATTAAACTGATAATGTTACCATTGCCAATAAAGATTTTGTTCTCAACCATTGCTAAACTTGTAGCAAATGATACCATAAAGCGGAATGCTTCTAGTGCGTAACTGGCATGTAATGCCATCCAAATTGCTTTAACATGAGATGTTTCTGTAACAGTGTTTGGACTGATTTCTTTAAAGCAATTTAATTGATGTAATTTTTCATAGTAGTTACCAACACTACTAGCCATATTAATTATTTCTTGTGTGTCGTGTATAGTATTGAATACTTCTTTGGGAACATTATAAATGTTACGAATGATGTGACTATAACTCTTACTATGAATGTTAGTTTCAAAGAAACTCCAGTTATATATCAATGCTTCTAATTCTGGCAATGATACAACAGGTGTGAATACTTGACTTGGTGCTCGTCCTTGTAAACTATCTAATGCTGTTTGTCTTAATAAGTTACTAGTAAAGATATGTTTAACGGCATCACTGGCTTCTTTAAAGTCATTGGCATCTTTTGTTAAACTGATTTCTTCTGGTTGCCAAAAGAATCCTCTTGCTGTTTCTTCAAACTTAGCAATCTTTGGATACTTTACTTCTTCAAACCTTTGGATAGTAACTGGACCCTGTGGGTCTAGAAACATCTTACGATTTAAATAGTCTGTCTTTGTGTTTAGGTTATACTGTGCTTGGCTCATAATTTACAACTTTCACATGATTCTTCATCATCAAAATCTATATGTTCTAACATCGGCGGTGCGATTTCAGCGTCAGCTTTGCTACCCTGTTTATTCACGAGGCTATAATAGAAGGTCTTGAGGCCCCACATATGTGCCTGCATCAAATTCTTTGCTATCAATGTAGTTGGAACTTTACGGTCACTATAGTGAGCAGGGTTATAGAATGTGTTTGTGCTAATGCTCTGGTCAATGTATGCTGCCAATACTGCTGCGGTTTTTAAGTAACCATCACAGTCTTTCTGTTCCCACATCAATTGATACTTGTTCTTTAGTTTGTGATACTCTGGAACAACTTGTGTGAAGCTACCTGCTTTACTTTCTTTTACAGATATTAAACTCATTGGCATTTCAATACCATTTGTGCTATTGATAACTACACTACTTGATTCTACAGGGGCAATAGCCATTTGTGTAGCATTACGGACGCCATGTTCTTTCATGTTAGCACGTAATGTTTCCCAGTCTAATTCTGGTTGAAAGTCTGTCAATTGGTTAACACCATTGGCTCTTAGTTCCCAGGGAAATATACCTTGACCATAACGTGTCTTATCACTACCTTCACACTTGCCTCTTTCTTTGGCAAGTTCTACTGACGCTTCTGTTAGATAGTATGCTAAGTGTTCTGCCCAGATTTTAACTTCAGCCAATGCGTCTTTCTCGCCGTACTTCAAGCTACGCTTTGCATGCCAATATGCTAAGTTAGTGACACCAATACCCAATGGACGAATCTCATCATTACTTAGTTTAGACTGAATGGATAGAAAGTCTTGGTAATCCAGTATATTGTTAAGACTCCTATGTAGAATGCGACAAGCACGGCGCATATCTTCTGGGTTACGGAATGCTCCCCAATTGATGCTTCCAAGAGTACAGAGTGCGATACGTCCTTCCTTATCGTCAAGTCTCTTAAATGATTTTGTTGGTAGTAGTATTTCACAGCATAAGTTACTCTGGTAAATTGTATGATACTCAGGATCAAATGGACCCTGCTTCATTACATTATCAATGAATACTAGATAGATTCTTCCTGTGTCTGTACGTTCTTTTAGTATTCCACTTTTGAATACTTCTTCCGCATTCATTGTCTTTTTGCGTAAGTCTTTACGCTTTTCGTATTTAGTATAAAGTTCTTCAAAACGTTCGGTGTTGCTATAGAATGCTTCATACAAGTCTGGAACTTCGTTTGGATCAAAGAATGTTATATTCTCTTTGTTTTTGAATCTACGCCAGAAAAATGCGGATAGAACCACACCATAGTCCATGTGTCTAACACGGGTTTCTTCTGTGCCTTGATTGTTTTTAAGAACAATAAGGTCATCAAACTGATGATGCCATATAGGGTAAAAGACAGTGGCGGATGCATTTCTTATTCCACCCTGACTACAACTACGCAAGTCACCAAACCATTTCTTTAAGAATGGTATCATACCAGTATGCATGATTTCGCCGCCGCGAATAGGACTACCTAGTGGGCGTAGACGACCAATCTCTAATCCAATACCAGCACGTTTGCTAGCATACTTTGCCATCATTTCGCCCGAAGCAAAGATACTGTCCAAATCATCGTCACTACGAATAAGCACACAACTACTAAATTGTTTAGTTGGAGTTCCCAAGCCAGCAAGCACAGGGGTAGCCAATGTAAAAAGGCCATCACTAGCAGCATTGTAGTATTCTTTGATGTATCTGAGTCTTGCGTTGTTTGGTTCTTCACTATGAAAAACTGTTGCTGCTGCAACCATGTAACGAACTTGTGGAGTTTCATATATTTCCTTTGTGCTTCTATTCTTTACTAGATACTTTTCAATCAATTGCTCAATGGCGGCATAACTATATTGTTCATCTTTAGAATGATCAATCAAATCATTCATCTTTTGCCAATCTTCTTCAGTATACCATTCAAGTAATTCTTTTGTGTATAGTCCAGTCTCTACATTCTTTTTAACGATATCGTAGAGGTGGGGAGGTTCGTATGAGCCATAAACGTCTTTACGCAACATACTCATACGTTGCTTCCCGGCTACATATTGATAGTTAGTATGACCAACATCAGTGTTTGATTCTACGTCAATCAAATCAACGATTGCTCTAAGTGTTATACTATCTATTTGACTTGTAGTGATGCCATCATAAAAGTGTAATTGAGATTTAATCTCAATCATACTT